GACGGACTTAGAGCAGAGCTTGAGGCAATCCAAAAAAGAATTGAGAAAGGTTATAAAGCAATACGAGAAAGCTCAAACGAGCAGCAGAGAATTGCAAGCGTTAAAAAAGAAATCTCAAGACTTGGAGGTCTTATTGCGTGGCAAGACAACCGCAGCAAACAATTTAAAACAATTATCGAAAGGGGTTATTAATAATAAGCATATTTTGCAATGAAAATAAATAAAACATACAACGAGAATTGCCTTGATACAATGGCGAGAATGGAAGATAACTTTATAGACTTAACTGTTACATCACCTCCTTATGACAACCTAAGGAAGTACAACGGCTATAGCTTTGACTTTGAGAGTATAGCTAAAGAGCTTTACAGAACTACCAAAGAAGGCGGTGTAGTTGTTTGGATAGTTGGAGATGCTACAATAAAAGGAAGTGAGACTGGCACAAGTTTTAAACAAGCATTATATTTTAAAGAATGTGGTTTTAACTTACACGATACAATGATTTATGAAAAAAGTGGAATTATGCCAAGTAGAAACAGATATTGCCAAATGTTTGAATATATGTTTGTATTAAGTAAAGGAAAACCAAAGACAACCAACTTGCTGAAAGATAGAAAAAATAATTGGGCAGGTACTAAAACAGGAAATATAGGACAAAGACAAAAAGACGGTAGTGTTAAAAAAAATGGCAAAAAGACTATTAAAGAATTTGGTTTAAGATTTAATATTTGGAGAATTTTAAATGAAGGTGGCTGGAATAATAAAGATATATTAACAAAAAAACACCCCGCTACTTTTCCCGAACAATTAGCAAATGACCATATTGTATCTTGGAGTAATGAAAGTGATTTAATTTATGACCCTTTTATGGGAAGCGGCACAACCGCTAAAATAGCTTTACTTAATAACAGGAATTATATAGGGAGTGAAATATCAAAAGAGTATTGCGATATAATAAAACAAAGAATAAATCTTGATTAAACTCCGACCATACCAAAACGATATTATTCAATCTTTGCGCAACTCATTTAAGAGAAACCGCAGGACTATACTCTGCGCTCCGACGGGCGCAGGTAAAACGATAATGTTTACTTACTTAATTAGTGAGCATCTAAAGCGTGGAGGTAACGTCCTAGTATTAACTCATAGGAGCGAGCTATTGAAACAAGCGGGTAGCTCATTCGAGAAATTTGGACTAACCCCCGTATATATTACGAGCGGATCAAAGCCAGACCTACAAGCAAAGCTACACGTTGGAATGGTAGAAACAATAGACAGACGCAAAGAAACCTATACAAATTTCCTAGCGTCTAAAAGCCTAGTAGTAATCGACGAGGCGCACTTGAATATATTTACAAAACTACTCCCTTTAATTAATCCGCTTGCTTACGTAATAGGCGCAACGGCTACTCCAGAGCGAAAGGGTAAAGCTGCCGTATCTCTTGACGAGTTTTATACCGCTATAGTGCAAAAAATAGATACGCCCGAACTTATTAAAATGGGTTTCCTATGCTCTGCAAATAGCTACGGCGTGCCAATAGATACTAAAGGACTAAAGCGCACAGGAGCGGATTTTGATACCGCAAGCTATTACGAGGATAACAAAACATATATCGGAGTCGTAGATAACTGGGTACGGTTAACAGAGAACACAAAGACCTTATTGTTTGCATCGAATGTAAACAGCTCTAAAGTCGTTTGCGCTCAATTTAATGCTAGAGGTTACGAGGCAAAACATATCGACGGAAACACACCTAAAAATGAGCGAGAGGCGATACTAGAATGGTACGATAAAACCCCGAAAGCTATTATCTGTAACTGCGGTATTTTAAACGCAGGTTTTGACCAGCCAGACATTGAGACTATAATACTATACAGAGCTACAACCTCGCTCCCTTTATTCCTGCAAATGTGCGGACGAGGATCAAGGACTACGACAAAATTAAACTCTTTTAATATCCTAGACTTTGGCAATAATATTAAACGGCTAGGGCATTGGGAGAATCCTAGAGACTGGAGCCTAAAAAAGAAACTTACAAGAGAGCAACCTGCGCCCGTAAAAGACTGCCCGAAATGTAAGGCGATACTATTAGCATCTACAAAGGTCTGCCCTTATTGCGAGCATAAATTCATAAATAAAAAGGAGGCAGAGATTGCTAGGCTTGAGCTAATCAAAAACGAGGTAATTAAAAACTACAGCGAGATGTCAAACGCAGAGCTTGCGCAGGCGGTACATGACAAATACATAACGGCGGCGTGGGTATTGCATCGTAAAACCTGCCGACAAGACGCTAGAGATTTTCTTGAGGCTGTAGGATATAAAAAGTCTTTCGAGTATGTAAATAAAAAAAGATTTAAAGTTTTTAGTTAATTACTCAAATGTTAAAGTTTTGTTAAAATTTGTTAATACTATTGTTTATAACTAGTAAAAGGCTGTATATTTACAAAAACAAAATTAATTAACTAAACTATTTTATTATGACAACTTTAAACTTAACACAATTAGAAACTGAAGTACTAACTATAATCTCTTACGGTGACGAATACGAAGAGACACCTACAGAGTGTTTTGAGAACATCTTAGACTCTTTTAATGGCACTAAGAATCAACTTAAAGGTGTTATAGGTTCTCTAGAGAAAAAAGAACTTATTTGGATAGGAGAGTTTCCTAACGGTCAATCTTCTTACCACTTAGACACAGAAATATAATAACCAACAGGGGAGCTAACAACTCCCCTTTTTAAAACTAAAACAAAATGAAAAACTTACTACAAACATTGCAACCAGATTTAAAGGATAAGCTAGACCTTATGATTTTACAATATCCGCACAGCGCTAGAACAATAGTGCAAGAGCTTGAGGCAACCGATAACGTTTACGACGTTACGTTTTTAACTATGGCAACCATGCAGAAATTTCTAGGGGTTAACCTAGACGATTTTTACTTTATCTTTGAGCCAGATGTTGAGCGAGGTTAAAATACATTAAATTATGGAGATTTACAAGACAACAAATAAAAAAACAGGTGAGTACTATATAGGTTTAAATACAACCTCTGATCCTAACTATTTAGGTAGTGGAGTTGAATTAAAAAAACAAATTGAAAAATATGGTAAAAAAAATTTTATAAAAGAAATACTTTGTTTAGTTACATCTAATTCAACAGATGAAAATATATTAAGAAAAATAGAACACGCTTATATATTAAATCATATATACAATAAAAATTGCCTAAATAAATCTATTGGCTATAACAAAGCAAAAAAAACAAAATTTAATTATCATAAAAATAGATACCAAAGTTTAAAGGAAGATTTAAAAATGGTTTCACAAATAGCAGGCGTTTACAAAAGTGATGGAATAACTCCTTATGATGGTTATGGTAATATAATTATATATAATGGAATTGAATATATCAAAGAGCAAATTCGTTATGCAATCAAATTTCGCAATGATGCTTAGCGAGGTTAAAATACAAACGCAGATTTTCCAATGGCATTGGAATAGCTACCCAGACGAGCGAGGTTTACTTTGCTATAACCTAAATAACTCTGCCAACAAAATAGACGGCAATAGAAACAAAGCGCTCGGATTAATCAAAGGGCGCTCCGATATGGTTTATTATTATCAAAGCTCTGCCTATATGATTGAGTTAAAAAACGCTAAAGGAAAGCAAAGCAAAGAGCAAATACTATGGCAGGAACTATTAGAGTCTCAAGGATTCACATACGTAGTTATCCGCAGCCTACAGGAGTTTAAACAATTTAAGGACAATCTATGTTAAAAACAATTAGAGACGCAGTACAAAGAGTAACAAGGCTAAGTATAAACAAGGATACACGAGCGAGGGAGTATGTTATGGCTAGGTGCCTATATTATCACTTTGCTAAAGAGTTAACTAAAAAGTCACTTACTGAGATAGGAGCGTCAACGAAACACAATCACGCTACAGTAATACACTCGCTTAAAAAATTTAATGTACATTACAAATTTGACGAGGATTTTAAAAAGCACTACAATATTTTAGTTAGTATATTACAACCTACCGCCTCCGCCGAAGATATTATCGCAGAGGTCGGATCGATTGACGAGGTAATAAAACAGAGGCAGGATTTAATAGACGCCAATATAAAACTAGCCTTAAAGATTAAAAAGCTAAAAGAAAACCTCCCCGATTTCGATAAGTATTTCGAGGGCATACCAGAGGAGAGAATTCAATTTTTTATTAATAACCAAATGAGCGCCTTTATAAAAATGGAACGCGCTACACTAAAAAAACAGCAAAGTTATGAGCGAGAAAACGCCAAGATTAGAGAAACAAAGCAAACCATTAAACAAGCAAGTTTTGAGGAAACGGGTATCCGAGTTAGAGACAAGGCTAAACAATTTACACTCCCTAGTTAAAGATATAGCACACAACCAAGAGGCAATAGTAACCGCCCTATCGTCTAACGAGATTAAAGACGTAGACGAGGCACAAACCACAGGAGTATGAATTACGACCTAATAGATAACATAGAAATAGACGGGATAGATACAAACGACTATCCCGACTTTTGCGACGCTTTTATAGTCTCGGCAGACTACGACGGCGAAGCAATGACAGAGGAGCAGTTAGAGGCTTTAAACGAGGACTACAGCTTTGTCCACGACTGCGTATATACACATCTTTTTTAAATGACGATACCCGTAATATT